ATGATCAGTATATCTTCAATAAAAAGTTATATGTTTTGCCCAATGAAACTATATCTTGAAAAAACATTCGGTGAAGAATCAAAAGACATTCTTCTACATAAAACAATGAAAGAACTAAGAATTGATGTAAATGATTTATTTCAAAGAAATTTAAAAAAAATAACAAAGGAAATGGAATTAGAAGAGATAGAAGAAAATTTAAATAAAAATATAGAAGAACATATAGAAAATTCTTTGTCTACATTAGTAAAAATAGAAGAAAAAAATAATATATACAAATTTAATAATGATTTGAACAATGATAAAGAAGAAACAAGTTTAGATAAATTAAAAAGCAAAAAATACACTAAAAATTTAAATAATTCTAATAATGATTCTACCAATAATATTAATAGTTTTAATAATAATCCTAATAATAATTCTACTAATAATACTACTAATAGTGATAATAATAATTTTAATAATAATTCTACTGATAGTATTAATGATATTTCTAATAATAAGCCCAATAATAATTCTATTAATAAGTCTAGTAAAAATTTAAAAGAAAATTATGATATCAGAACAATAGAAGAAGAAATTGAAAGAATAGATAGAATACAAGAAATTAAGATGAATTTAAAAACAGAAATTTATTATAATTTAAAAATACTATCTTTAAAAACAAAAAAAGCTATCTTATTAAATCAAAAAGATGGAAGCCAAATAGCAGAATTATTCTTTCCAACAGCCATGTATAGTTATCTAATGCAAGATAAGCTAGTTATGTATAATTTAACTCTTGTTTTGACATACTTTTTTAATTGAATGTATTAATAAAAATAGTGTAGAAGTTTATATATAAATAATTAAACATTATTGTTTTATGGTGGTTTTTGTTGAACATGATATTTTTAATAATAAAAACTTAATAATTATTACAGTATTGGGAATAAAAAAGAAGACATAACAAATAAACTTTTTTTAGCTTATCATCATGTCTGTTTCTTTTTTAACTTCAACATTCTCATATTGAGGTTCAACCAATATTATTTTATTTTTTTGTATTAGTTTTATTTCATGATTAACACCCGTATCATGATAGCAAGTTACTGTTTCCTTGTCTTCAGATAGGTAGTATAGGTTTTGCAAGACCAGTCCTTCAAGTAAATGAATGGTTAGGTAACATTTGGTTAAAAGGGTATTGTCTTCGTATTGGTCTAGTAGTGCAATTTTAAGGTTTTCAGCAATATTCATTTTTATCACTTTTCCCAATCAATTAAATCACTATGATACTCTTTACCGTTTAACCCACCATTCGGGTATATTTCATACTCTATAAACCCTTTAGGTATTTCTATTAAATCTTTTTCATCAGCATAACCATCTTTATAATCCAATGCAGAACCAGTAAAACCAAAGAATCTGCGGTAATTTACACCGTCTCCAGTTATATAAGTACTAAATACATCAGTATCATGATTATGTCCTTCTAAAAATAAGTCAGCTGATTTTTATTTGTATCTCTTATAAATGCCCCCCCTTGTCTTAAATGCTGTTCTTTATTTGTGTGTTTTCCATGGTATAAATGTATTTTTAGTGTTTTTCCATTAACTATAATTGTATCATATATTTTATGCCCATATTTTAGAATATCTAAATCTTCACTCATTGACCTATTTAAACTATAATCCAGTTCTAATAATCTTTTATCATGATTTCCACTAACAGATGCTCTAAACGGGTTATATCCTAATCTTTTTTTAAGATTATTTACTTTTTTTTAAATATATGTTCTTGGTCATTAACATCATATTTTTGTCTAAATGAGCTATCTCCAACTTTTTTACTAGCTACTTCAAAAATATCACCCATAAGATAAACCACAACATAATTTTTACATTTAGCTATTATATCAAACCAATAATCTAACCATTCTTTATTAAATTGTGGCGAACCTATATGTAAGTCCCCTACTGGAAATATAGATAATTTTTCATCTTTTGGTAAATAAACTTCTAATACATCTGAGGTATTTTTAATTATTTTAAATTCATCTATTCTTTTAATTCCATTATTTACAGTTCCTTTATATGTTATTAATGTATCATCTTCTATGTTGTCTAAATCTAATATTTGTGTTTCTTCTGTTATTTCTTCGCATACTGGTTCTATTGGAGGATTAAGGTAATCTTGTAGTTTGTGTTTATCATATGAGGATTTAATTATGTCTCCATCATTAATGATACTGTATCTTTGTTTGCCATTTACAAATCCGCTTTTTACAATGTTCATAGTGTTTTATGCTCCATGTTTTATAAAAAATAATAATGTTTCAAAAATAATCACAAAAATGTAAAATAAAAATACTCAAAAATGTAAAATAAAAAAAAGGAATTAAAGTTTAACTTTTACCATCATCTGATAAAACCCAACTTTCGTTATATCCTCTAACAGTTCCGTTTAAACACCAACCAGTACCAATTGGATAAACTTTACTGTTTTTATCAGCTTTAGCACTTATATCTACAATAGTCCATTTATTAAATTCTCCACCTTTTATTTCAAATTGGGTATGTCCTGAACCTGATTTACAATTTACGTGTCTGTATCTTGTTTGATAAATGGATTTATTGTCTTTTTTAAATTGTGAAGCTATATATACACCTAATTGTGCAAAGTCAGTGCAATTCATTGCTTTACCAATGGTTAAATTTTTAATCTCTTGGGATAATGTGTAAATATCATTATAATAGTAAGAATATCCAAAACCACCCATCAAGTTATAAAACTCTGTGAAATTCTTAGGAATGTATTTTTTACCTTTAATATTAACTGTTGGATTATTATATTTAGGAGTTAAAACATTAACTGTGTTTTTGGGTTTTTTTATCCAAACATTATTTAATACTTTTTTAGGTTTATCCTTTTTATACTGTTTAACCCTTTTATACATATCTTTTAACTGTTTATAACTTATATAATCCTTCTTGGAACTATTTAAATAAACATTAGTAGGGTTTTTACCATTACCTTTACGGTAAGCTCTTGTTCTTCGTATCATGTCTTGGTAATTACCATAAGTTATTAAAAGTTCTTTATTTGATAAATCAGCCATAATATAAACACTCCTCATAATCTTCATCAGACTCTTTTTCTGTTTCCAAATCTCTTATCTCATCTTTAAGGAAATCCACCCGCAATATTGTAAGTATACGATTCAACATAGCACTCAAAGCTATAACCCCCCCACCTACAACCTCAGCGTTTAATCCATATCCTGCTCCATAAGCACCAATATACCCCCCCAGTATTGCTATAATAATAGTTAAATAACCTGTTATGTTTTCTAATATTTTTCTTGGATTTTGTTTTATATAATTTATTAATTGTTCTATTTTGTTCATTTTTTAACCCTCTTTGTTTTTGATTTCCATGTATTCTTTCTCTAACCTTAATTGTTCAAAATAATACTCTTCGTTATCATCTAAAAACCTTAAAAAAGCTAATTCGCTTAATCTTTTTCGTATCTGTTTTAATCTGTCTGTCATGCATCATTCTCCAACCTTTCCAAATACTCCTCATCAGTTAAAGGTTCTTGTTGTGTTTCTAATTCCATAATACGATTTAATACTGTTTCTTTACTAATATCACGGACTAATTTATTGTTTATTATTTTATATTGTTTGTTTTCTAATGTTTCAATAAAATCATCAGCTACTTCAATAGTAGACACTTCTAAATCTTCTAAATCAAAATACCAACAAACAACCTGCAAACTACTGTTTAATTCATAACCAACCAACATAAATTACCACCACGCATAATAAACCACTATATTAGTTCCAGTAGACTCAAAACGATACCTTATAGTCCAATTAGAACCATTCAACTGTTGATATTGAATATAATAAGCACCATTACCCCCCCCTTTAGTGAAAAACACAAACTTACTACTACTAGCACCACTAGGAGGAGTAATATCCACAGTCCCAGCAGTATTCGCAGTAACAGAAGAAATAGTGAAACTACCAATATTAATAACAGGAATACTACTCACACTCGAGGCTGTTGCGAAATAATCACTATTATGCCCATCTAACAAGTCAGCATCTAATCCAGACCCTGCCCCCATCCACGTTTGAAAGTTTACTTAATATACTACTACCTGTTTCGGTAGCACCATCAGCCCCATTTGTAACTGTGAAATCTGTGTGTGTACTGTTACTAAAACTAATACGGTATGTATCTACCAATCCAACGGTGCTTATTTTACTTACACTTGTTATACTAACCCCATTATCTCCATCTGTTCCGTCTTCACCATTTTTAACCTGAAAATAAGAATAAACAGGCTCTTTACTATAAGTTATACGGTAAATATCAACAAGACCATCACTTTCAACCTTATCAACAGACAATATACTACGTCCATCTTCACCATCACCACTAATCGTTTTATCATAAACATTCGTAATAATAGGAGGGTCGTTATAGTCAGTGTAGGTTACTATTACAATATCTCCTATTTCTAATTCTAATCCAGTCGTATTCTCAACATAAGTGATTATATTCCGTGTGGTGTTTTCTAATCGCACATCGTATTGATTATCTCTTTTAGCTAATACAATACCTTTAATATTCATAGTAAAACCCCTTTTTATTGTATACTTAACATGAAAAAATCCCAGCTTAAAATACGAAGAGATCCTTGATAATAAATAAAAGTAACATTTTTACTACCTTTATATACGCTCCAACTACAATTAGTATCAACTAAACCACTATCAACTGTACCTCTTTTATTTTCGCCCCAACAAGCTAAAACAGTTTTAGGAGCGATTGGTAAAACATTACTATATGATTCTTTAAAATCTAATTGAGTAGGTTCCCTTCCACGGAAGGTTACAACTGTTAACATTACATTAAGATTATTAAACATGTATTGTTTTACAGTAAAATCACCCATTGGGTGTGTGGGATTATCTACCCATGAACCAGATCCTACTAATGTTAAATTGTCTGTTGCTATTTTTGATAGTGCTATTAGTGCATTATCGTTTATGTCTGCATTTACTATGCTTCCATCTATAATGTTTGAACTATTTACACTATTATTTGCTAGTTGTGTGTTTGTCACTGCATTATCATTTATTTTACTAGTGGTTACTGATTTATCATTTATTTTACTTGTTGTTATATTATTGTCTGTTATTTTAGGTGTTGTCACTGCATTATCTGCTAATTTACTTGTAGTAACATTACTATCTGATATTTTTGCTGTTGTTACCGCATTACTTGCGATTTTATCATTAGTAACACTACCATTTTGAATGTTTGACGTGCCAATACTAACAGTTTCTAGGTCTTCTTCTACTCCTGTTTTCCAGTCTTCTAAGCCTATTATTTGTTGTGTAGGTAAATTAATAAGGTTATTATTATCATACTTCTTAGTATTAACTCCCAATATGATATTAGTAATAGTACAAGCACCAGTAAAACTAACAACAATCTTCAACCGTGTTTTATCAATAATATAACTAGTTAAATCCTCACCATTAGTAATGCTCCGTATTGTAGTGTTATTTTCATCTTTCAACACCAGACCAATATTGGATAATCCTGTTCCCTCAAAGGTTATTTTATTCCAACTTTTAAAATTAGTTAAAAACACCGTACAATCAAGTGTGAAAGCATTACCATTAGCCCCCCCAACAAGCTCATCACCATTATTAGTCGCAGTATTATTAACAAGATTCACATTTAAAAATTTAGTCCTTTGTGGTGTTTCAGTACCATTAAAAAGCCCAGTGCTAAAGCCTGATGGTATTTGGGTGTTAAGTATCATTTCTAACACTCCACCAACGGCTATACTACTATTCAAATTCTTATCATAAATTGGGTCATTCGCTCTACTATAAGCATCGTTTTCATCATAAACCATTATAATTCCTCACATTCCATATTTGGCGGTTGTTCTGTTATTGTTTCTCCATAACATTCTACACATTCATAGTCTTTATTGAAAATCATCGTTACTACTCCTTTGATACTTGTTTTAATAAACTCTCCTTCTTCGGTTGCACTGCTCAACAATCGTTCCGTATCTATGGGTATTAGTGTTGTGTCTTCTATTCCTTGTCTTAATCTTTCATAATCTATCATAATGTTACCTCATAAGGCAGATAATCCCTTAAAAATTCAATAATATCTGTTTCAACACCATTAGGTACATTTATATGCACTATTGTTCCGACTGTGTCTGTTAAAAGGTCATTTGTTGTGGTTTCATCACTAATTAGCTCATTAAGTGTGTTTTCATCACTAACTCTGAATCCTACAACTGTGTAATCACAGGTTATATATCCTGTACTGTCATCAAGAACATCAATATACAATTTATTAAGAACAGTTTCTAATCCCCTAAGAGTCATAATATTATAATACCTTATCAAAATTAACGCTCTATATTCACTATAACTCCAAGTAGGGTCTTTTTTCAACTTCAAATCTTCACCATACAAATGAAGGTAACTATCTGAACATCTTACAGGACTTAAATCTAATGATAATTGACTAAGAAGTTCTTCAACAAAATCAAAACTTTTTCCTTCAAGATTATAAAAAAACCAACCCATATCATTAGGTGGGTTCATCATATTATAATCTTCAGGGTAATTGTCACAAATAATGTCCCCCCCAAAAATGATGAGCCATCATAAGCCATTATAATCAATCTCCTTGGTTTATTTGTAAATCTCCATTTATAATGGCATATTCGGTATTGGTTAAATCAACAGTTTCGAATCCTGTTAAACTTGCATATCCTACTCCTTCGACTGTTTCACAGTAAAATCGTAAACAATCAGGGTTAAAAACCCCTCCTAATGGTAATTTATCAATATAATTATTAATGTTGATTATTATTTGTTCTAATGCTGTTTCAAAACTAAAATTAGCTCTCATATAAATGGTTATGCTCATTGTTTCATCAATAACCGCACAGCTCTCAGCCTCACTTATGGTTAATTCATGATTAACAATACTATTCTCTTTTTTACTGAATAATTGTATTAAATCTTCAGTTGTTACTCCACTTGTTGGTTTATAAACAAGTGTTCCATGTTGATAATCTGTAAGATTGTATAATGCATCAGTTACAAGTGTTTTAGCTGTTTCTTCAAACCATAAACTAGTACCTGGAGATGAACTGTTTCTTATTCTTTCACGGTAATCATCATCGGTTTCTTCATCCACCCCCCCTGTTGTGAAATCATATGGGTTAGTAACGGTTAAATTGTATGGTAAGTCTGTTATTATTGTGTTTATAGTTCCTGCTTTAACATTACCTATTACTCCGTGTTCATCACAGATTACATCAGCTGTTATAGTGCCTGTTCCTGTGTTGAAGGTTATGTCTTCTTTTAATATGAATATTATACTATCCTCTGTACTTACCTCTGTACCATTGTAGATTGTTATATTGCTTGTAGGTATGGGGGTTAATGTTAAATTAACGGTTCCTGTTGCGAATGACCCCCCCTCTTCACGGTACACCCCCCCTTTTCTTTCCCCCCCAATATCATCAAGTGCATCACCCTCAGCACTTTTAATAAAATTAGCTTGTTTAACAAGGTCTATTAAAACCTCAAGGTCATATTGTATCAATCCTTGATTAACAGCTTGTTTAAAGTTCTCACCATTCTCTGACCAGTCATTAACCGTTGATAAACCACTAAGGTAACTGTTACTCACACGGTCCATAATTTCTTGTACTATGTCTGTTAATTTTCTTTCAACACCATCTGCTTGTGTGAATGATTGTTCTGTTATGTTCAAAATATCCCCCCCTCAATTATAAAATCTTCCTCATCATCAGTTAAAGGAGTTACCTGTAATTTATATTCCCCCCCATTTTCGTAATATGCTTGACATTTACTAATCCTTGGGTCTTCGAGTGTTACTGTTTCAATTTCTAAACAAATTAAGGCTCGGGTTATCTCGTTATTGTCTTCACCTATGAATTCTCTTAAATCACTACCAAGCGAATCGTTGATATATGAATAAGTACCCTTATATGTCATGAGCCTATTACGGATACTTTGACGGAGATTATCCAAACCACTCACAATTGGTATTTGCCCTCTACTGTCAAGACTTCCACCACTCTTTAAATCTGTACCATAATCCATTTTATATCACCACTCTTGTTTGTTTATATTTTAGACATGCTGAAGAACTGCAATCATAAATTTTGCCTTTGTATGCGTTCCAAAAATGCCTATAAGTTGCATTTTTCCAATATCCTTTTCCTTGAATAATCTTTACTTTTATTCCTGCCCCCCCACGACACATTGTATAAAATATCCAAGCAAAATCTACACAGTTTGCGGTTTTATTTTCCCAACAATATTTAGCACTGGTTGGTCCGAAATTGTATACACTTTCTTCTTTTACATGATTAAGATAATATTTATAACGGAAACCCCCCCTTTCCCCCCCCGTCTTTTCTTAACCATTTATAAATATCAGTTATACTTCCTAATTCCTTACCTTTAAGCATTATCCTTTTTTCAATAGTACTATTTGCGCCTTTACTCGTAACACTCTTAGTACTTCCACCATTAGAATATTCTGTTCCAACATCTGGCAATCTATCGTAGAGTGTTAATGTCATATCTATGGGGGCTTGTGTCTATTTGCCCTATGAAGAATGTTTTGGCTTTTTTAACTAAGGGTGGTTTTAATTCAATATATTTACCCTCACTTATCCCTTTTAGTGGAGGTATGGTTAGTTTGAAATCTTTTTTAGGTTTACTTTTATCTTTATAATCTTTCTTAAGTTCCGTAAGTGCTTCTTTTTTATCCTGTTGGGTTGTTTCGGTTTTAGCATTAGTTGAACTATTACTACTTGCTTTTTTTAAGTGTAATTTTGAACCATAAATTTTTTTATAACCTGTTACTCCATCGAAATCATTATCACATTGTTTACAAGTTATTTCTCCTTCTGTTGCTGTTTTTCTGCCTTTTGCTCCATGAGGGTATAATATTCCTGCTTTTTTACAGTGAGGACAATAATTTTCCCATGATTTTTTATAAAGTATATATTTATAACCTCTTTTTACTCTATCCCAACCACCAGGAACCATTCTAACAGTTATTGTTTTTTATCATATTCCCAACGAACCCCCCCCGCTTGAACAGTACTTCCTTTATAACTTGTCAAAATAATCACCCATTATAAATTTTACCTTCAAAAGGATCTTTAAGATTTTTCCGTACACTCATTGGCTTCAACATAGTGCTAAATCCATTATAATTAAAATCTTTCCACCCTTTACTATTTTTATACATGACAGTACGGTGTGTTCCACTACTAGCATACGGGGAATAATAAGATATTATTTTACAAGGAACATGATGAGCTTTAAGTTTATTAAATATACGGTCACTCATGCAAAAACAATCACAGCTATTATAACTAGTGTTTCTTAATTGTTTGTTAATATCAAGCACTATTCTACTTATTTCTTTATCTGATTTATTACTTTCATTAGTGGTTGTATTATTTGCCGTTAGGGTTTTTGTTAAATTTATAACTCCCCCCCAAATATTTGATAAATCCCAATTAGTAGAACTTTTTAATGTGCTGTTGTTAGGGTCTAATAAACTGTAAGATGTTGCAATCTCTGAATAATCAAGACTATTGGTGTATTTATTAGCTATACTTAAACTGTATCCTTTAATTTCTTGTGGGTATGGTTTCCATGTTAAAGTTCCGTTTTCATCAACATCAAAATAAATAAGAGTGCCTCTTTTGTATTCAAGGCTTAATAGGTTACTTATAATTTCTAATAATGGTTTATCTTGAAATACTAAGCTTGGGAAAACATTCTTGGTTTTACTTATTTTAAATTCTAAAATTTGTTTATTAGTAGTGAAAGTATCGACTAATGCTTTTAATATTTGACTACTAGTTTTATTTACTGGAGAATAAGATTTACTGGTTAATAAAAACTTTTTATAATCTAGGCAATCGTAAGAATAAAAGTCGGATGAGTCTTCTGTTTTCTTAACTATTTGCCCTCCAAAAGTTTTATGGTCTGTGCTTACCAGTTTTACATGTGTTCCAGGGGGTTAGATAAGTGGGTGATTTGAATGTTAGACTTCCTGCTTTATTCCAGTCACGTTTTATGTTCCAATCATTGAATATTGGCACTTCTTTGAACTCATTACTGTTTTTATCAACCTCGTCGAGTTCTTGGTATCGTGTATAAAGCTTTGAAGTCATATTTTAAACCTTTTCTTAATGTATGCTCTACAATTTTTATCCCATACTCCACTTACTCGGATTTTAGCTTTTTTTCTTTGCCATTTTTTAAATTCTTGTTGAGTGTATTTACACCAAAGACCATCTACTATATAATTTTTATAGTAACCATCGGATTGTAGGAGCCTTTGTAGGCATCGTACACATTTACGGCCTCTTTTATTACAATCTGCCTTAAAAACTCCACATTTATACAAATATTTTATAACTGCTATCGCCTTTGTTTTACTGTTTTTATTACTGTTTACGGTTGCTTTTTTATAATTAAAAGTTTGGAAATCTTTAATTGTTGTTGTGAAGTTTGCTTGTTCTGCTATCTCCCAAGAATACTCTCTCTCACCATTAACATTGTCTTTCCATGTTAGGCTTGTTATAACTCCATTGAAACTTAATCCATTAACCTTTTTAACATCATAATCTTTCATATTATTAACACGTGTAGGAATTAATCCTATATCATCGTTTAAAATAATAACCGGTAATGATTGAGTTTTACTATTCTTTTTAAGCTCTAAATAAAGCTTATGATAATCAACCACCTCACCGTACAATTGTTTTTTAGTAAGTATAGTTGAAAATTTTATAACCTCACTACTATCCCTCATAAATTTATGATAAGTTTTACCAGTCGTTAATTCCCCCCCACTAATATAATTTTGAGTGTTATTCCTATCCACTCCAGTGTTTTGGATGAGTTCTATCGCTTGATATGTTTTACCAACTTGGTTGATGTTAATGTTTCTTATTATAACTTGAACCATAATATTATACTCCTGTTCTCATCCTTTCTAATTCATCTCTACGGTCTATCACATTTATAACATGATTAGGGAAATCTTTATCCATATACAAGCTTTTGAAAACATAAGTATTCCCAGTCTTACTCCCTGATTGGTTATTATTATTATTTTGTGAGGTTTCTTCAAAAGGACTACCAGCGTAACCACCATTATTATTATGTGTAACCTCCCATGGACTGCCTCCACTGCCAGTAACAGCATTAATAGCTATACTAGCTAAACCGCCACTAACACTATCTAATGCTGCTACAAACGCAGTCCAAGCAGCAGTACCTGCATTAGCAAAAACACTTTTAACTTTATCAGCAACACCACTAATAGCATTATAAATCTTGCCAGGCAATGAAGTGAAGAATTTAACAACAGTATTTACAAAACTACTAGCAGTACTACGCCCCTTACTTATGAGGTTAGCTCCCCAACTACCTACTCTTGCTATTACCCCTAATAATATAGTCCATACTCGACCAGGAAAACTACTTAAAGCAGCCAAACCAGCAGATACAAAACCAATAATAGCAGTCTTAACAATAATGAGTTTAGCTACAAGATTATTCCATGCAGCTATAAGAGTTCCATAAATTAATTGCCCTACATACATTAAACCAGCACCGAGAGCATTAATACTATTCCTAACAGTTTCATTATTAAAATATAAGTAAGCAAGTATAGCAACAAGTGCAGCTATTGCCATAATAATAAGGAATATTGGGTTAATACTCATTACAAAATTAAGTGCTGTTTGTGCAGCTGTTTGTAACCATGTAGCGGCAGTTAATATGCCTGTTTTTATAGCACTTCCTGCTGCCATTATGCCAGATTTAACATAATTACCTGCAGCGGTTAATGCTTGTCTACCTGAATCAAGGAAAGCAGTGCCTAATGTTTTTAATTTACTACCTGCTGTGGTTGCAAAGCTACCTATTTTACTACCTGCACTAGATAAAGCACCAGTCACAGCAGTCTTAAAACTATTAACTTTACTAATAACACTACTAAAAATAGAACTAGCACTATTTTTCATTCTTAAAAAAGACTGTTTAATATTATTAACTCTTGCCTTAATTGACTCACTTAAACTATTAAAACAAACTGCACTAGTTTTATTATTTTCACATAAATGCATAGCTCCTTTGAAACTACTAAAAGCATTATTTACTTTACCAAACACGCCTAATAATGCTGTAAATCCTCCTGCAAGTATAGCTAAACCACCAGCTCCTACAATGAAAATTCCTAATAAAGTTTTAAATGGTCCAGGAATAGTGCTTATCCCATTAGCCACCCATTCAAGAGCACTAGATATTTGCTGTAAAGGAGGAGTAATCAAAGGTAATATAATATTGCCCATAGCAGTTGCCATTTTACCCATAGTGTCATCGAAATTCTGTTTTAATGTAACATAACTATTAGCTAATTTATCATTAACTTCTTGAACGTCATAATTTTTTTTATATATTCATCAAAGTACCCTACTCTTTCTTCAGGGGTGGCGGCTTCCCACATTTTAAGGAAAGATTCTTCAGTCATACCCGCCTGTTGAGCTACATCTTGAACACTAACTCCAAGGGTACGGAAAGCTCTGTTTGGACTTGTACTGATAAATGCTTTACTTAAACTTTGCCCTACAGTTGATATGTCTTTACCTGTGATTGTTGCGAAAGCTGTAACATCTTCAGTTAGTGTTGATAATGTGTCAAGACTTCTAACTCCTCCTACTCCAAATTGACTCCACATGCTTCTTATTTGACCTTTTCCTAGTGTGGTTCTTTTTGCAAATTCCCCCCCTACTTTAGCATTCACAGCATCCATTGTAGCACTACTTTCATTTAATTGTAATGCTTGTGATAATCCCATTGTAGATAATTTAGCATCTGATGCACTTGTTGCAAATGAGTCTAGTGTTGCACCACTAGCGATAGCTGTTATTCCTCCTAATACTGTTGTTAGGTCATCTAATTCTGCGCTGGAATTTGCTGCAGCATCTCCTATCCCTTCAACATCTTCAGCGGTTTGTTGTGCTCCGCTCCCATCTAATTCGTCTAAACTTGTTTTTATTCTTTCTATTTCTTCAGCAGCATCGCCAGTATCAACATCGATGAAAAATTGTTCATTTTGAACATCTAATAATAAATTGTTCAATTCAGATACTTTTTCGTCTGCTCCGTCTGTATTCATGTCAAGATTAATTATCCTGTCTTGAATTTCGTCTTCTAATGCTTGTAATTCTTGTAGTTTTTCTGCTGCTTCGTCAATTTCTATTTCTGGTTTGATTGATGCTCCATTCATTTCTTCTATTTGTGCTCTTAGTGATTGTAGACTTTCATCATCGACTTCAGTGCTTATTCGTATTGTTATTTCCTCGTCTGCCATGATAGCTGTCGCTCCTTTGTAGTGTTTTTAATAGAAAGTTTTAATAATAAAATAAGATAAAAATAATAAAAAAGGTGTAAATGTGAATAAAAAAAATAAAATAATAATGATAGGGATTTTTTTTGTATTTTTAATGTTAAGTATAAACACAATTAATGCAGCATATCTTAACAATATTACAGTTGATAAAAAAAAGTCTTGTTTATGGTCAAGAAGATATTATCACAATTAAATTAACACATAATAATACTCCTGTGACAAATGGAAGTATAAGTGTAACTGCTTATCAAAATGGAAGTTATTATAATGATTACTTATATTCTGGTAAAACAGATAATAATGGAGAAATAAAATTCAACATGAGTCAATTAGGTTATGGTTTTCATCAATTATTCATATCTAATTATAATTTGACACATACTGACGCATATTTATCAACATACCTACAAATTCGTGATACAAATAGTTCTCCAATAGATATCACTACCTCAAAAATTACTATTTTAGATTATAATGCATATAACATTACTATTAAGGCAGAACAAACTAATAATCCTTTATCTAATAGGGAAATTATTATATCAACTTCTGATTTCCCTAATTATTATTCCGGGGGGGCATATCTCAAAGGAATAAGTAATAATGAAGGGATAGTTATTTTTAATCTGTCTAAATTTTCTAATGACCAATTTATAATGTATTATGGGTTAGTTGATGACAATAAGAATTATTTAAAAAATTCTTCTTTAATTAAAATTCCATCTATAAAGATAAAAGCGATTATAAGTAATCTTAAATATTTAGCAAATCATAAAACTCAAATAAATATTCAATTATTAGACCAATATAACAACACTTTAAGTGGAGCTTACCATTTATATTTAAACAAATTAAAGAATGGAAAATTATATAATGAAATTACCAATACAGAATGGTATGAAACTGCAAGATATTTAGATTATTACAATAATTATTTAGGGGATTATGGTCAAATTGACATTAAAAAAGGAGTTAATACTGTTATTCTCAAAGGATGGATTTATAAAGGAATTATAACTCTTGAAGATTTTGGAGGGTATAATATATATGGTAATTTAACTGTGGATAATAAAAGACCATTAAATATTAAAGTAATGGGTAATTATTTAAATAGTAAATATTATTTTATAGAATACGCTGTTTATGATAGTGGGAAAAAAGTTTATAATGAATTAAAAGCATTAGTAAATGGTAAAACTTATTTTGGCGAAAATGGACATGTATTAATACCTATTAATGGTTTTAAAACTTATAATGTTAAATTATATTATAATGGAGATTCAGTTTTTTCTAAATCAGAAATTAACACATCTTATACACTTACAGGTAATGAAATAATTAAACAAAGTATGACTGGTAAATTAATTAAAAAATTTAAACGTTTTGGTCATACTTATGGTAAATATAAAATTTATAATGTTTATCAAAAATTAAATGGAAAAATATTTAAGGAATTTTCTCATTATGAAACTTCCTTGTATAGTGCTGAAAAATATAAATTATTTAAAACAGCAAATGAAAAAATAAAAATAAATGGATTTATCCCTTCAATTTATCTTAAAAATAAGCTTAGAATTAAAGCTTATTATGATGGGAATAATGATATTAAACTTAACTACTATTTCCAGTATAAAAAAGGAGGAATAAGTAACTTGCAGGTTATATAAAAATACACAAATATAAAACTTATTATAGCTGGTATAATAAACAATTCTTGCTTAGTTTTTCATCTAATCTTAATAAAAAGTTAGCTATCAAATATGCAAGAATAATAGGATGGTAATTAATAATATTTTTATTATTTTTTCCATCCATTTAATTCTCTTTGATACTCAATAATCTCATTAGCAATAATATCATAACAAAGCTGTACAACAGGGGGGGGACTGTCAAAATAATCCTCCCTACTTATCCCTTTCATTACACCAGATAGATACAATCGTGTTATGTTTCCTAATCGTCCCTCTTTATAATTAAATTCTTTTTCAATCAATGGGAAGATCTAACACTTCCATGTCAAAGCCAGATGATTTTATTATTTCCATTGCGATGTTTTCAGTTAATCCTCCAAGTCCTTCAAATAGGATTTTCAATTGGTCTTCTGTGAATAATTTATTAGTCTGTGGATTGTAAAGTGTGTTGTTTAATATGTATTCTATTCTTTCTGTGACTGGTTTTGTCCCTGCTATTGCGTATATTTTATGTGATAATAATTTAAAGTGAATTTCATACTTTACTTTATTTACTGTGAATGTTCTTGTTTCATAATAGTCTTTGTTTAGTACTTTTTCTTTTGTTTTTTCTAATAAATCGCTTAGTGTTTGTTTTTTTGTCATGTTTGTTTTCTCCTATTATATGCGAAGGTTTTATATATTAATAATTACATAAATATTGTTTATGTTAAATAAAAAAGATTATTTATTGTCTTTTTAATAATAATAGTCTTAGGATTTACTTTAAACACGACCTATGCGAAAACATATAATTTCCACGGAAAAGAAATTAACGGGAACGCGGAGTATTGGGGTGAGAATAGTAAAATGGCTGTGAACACTTTTTATACTCATCATAAATGTATCGTTAGTGTTACAAGTAAAATTAAGGTTAAATATTTAAGGTATTATTATTATAAAGGATATAATTTAAAAGTTAAAAAATTATCACTTAAACAACCACGACCACGATATAGTGGTGCTTGGAATGGTAAAGTGAGGGATTATGAAAAAACGGTTAAATGTAAACCGTATCATTACCCCCCCGTGAAAATAAGTGTTGTTGTTTAGCTTGGCAATGCACTAGGCATGTTTTTGATTTCGTCGAATTGACATTCAAAACTAACGGTTAAGCCGTCGCCTGGTTTCCATTCGCTTGAGGGTACTACATACCCTCTTAGGCATTGCACTCGTCTTAGGTATTGTTTTCCATTTCCTGCTTTGCCAATAGCACTGAATGTTGCTTTCTCTATACTACCCTTTTCAAGGTATTCCTCAAAAGCGATTAATTCTTGCACGCTTGCAGGTAGTTCCAAGCTTTCTATGCTTATTTTTCCACCTGTTGCTGTGTTGGGTGTTTTGACTGTTCCTTTGTTTGTGTCTATACTTCCACTGTTATCGTCCTTGTCTACTTTTATACTGGTTATGGTGAGTTCGGGTTGGTTGTCTAGTTGTACTTTAACATCTCTTAATAAGTTTACCATGTTATCTATTCCTCGTTGATTATTAGTGTCATGTTCACATCGAATTTTCCGATTATATCGTCTTCGTTTAGGATTATGCTTATTTCAGCAGTATTTTGACCTGTTTTAATTATGTTAAATTTGAGGTCGGTTATGAATCCAATATCCATGTAGGTTTTTTTAATACTTCCAAGCTCGGTTAAAAGGTGTGGATATCTTAATTTTATATTGTTATCTTGTCCTTTATACTTTTCAAGCATTAATCCTACTTCATTAACGAGTAAATGATACACTCTCTCAATCTTTAAATCTCTACCAGTTGGAGTGTTACTATTAACAATTTCAATAATATTATTCACACGATCACGATATTTAAGAGCCAATCCACCATTATTTATAATTGATTGGTAAATCTCATCACCATACACTTCTTTAGTTATATTACCAGTCACACCATCAAGCACCATTCCTGTTTTACTAATATTCTCAGGTAATAATAATGTTCTTGCTGTTTCTATTGCTCCTGTTTCACCAAGACTGTAACTTTTTAACCCTTCATTTTCTTGGGTGGTGATTATCTCGTTTATTCCACCATCAATGAATTTAGTTGCGATTGCTTCTTGTTTTGCTTCTGTTGAAACCATTATAGTGTTTATTCCAAATGCTTTCATTTTAGCAAATTGAGCGTCACGGAAAGTTTTAACTATTGTTTGTTGAGCATCTGTTAACTCATAAGCAATATAAATAATATTAACTCTTGCATCTTCCAATTCAAGTAATAAACTTGAAAGTTTATCATTAGTTAAAGTATAATCCACGGTCGCGCCAGTACCACTAGTAGTATTCAAGAGTACTACATCGGTTTTGAAACCTTTCTCTCTCATTCTTTGAAGGTAATTATAACCTACTGCTTCCTCCACGCTTGTTTTTTGGTCGCTTAATGCTAAGTCCATGTTCTTATAACTTTTGAAAGTGAAGCTGTTATCTTTAAATGGTGCCATTACTGCAACCACATTACGGTAGTTGATTGTTGGTGTTACACCGCTTGTTTCTTTCATGTTTATGATTGTTTCGCCTTTCATCCTTAATCACTCTTGTTTGAATTTGTTAAATCGTTCTTCCAATTCCTCGTTACTTATGTCTTCATTGTAGTATTCTGATTCTTTGAATGCTTTTACTAGGTATTTGTTTTGTTTTTTTAATTGGAATTCCTTTTTAACTTCTTGTTTTACTACTTCTTAGATTCTTCTGTTTTTTTATCTGTTTTACTCTTCTTCGCCATTTACTTCAACCCCTCCAAAAAGGACCGTATAATCTATATCATCTTCATATTCCCAATCATAAGACTCTTGGAAACTAAGTATTGTTTTACGAAACTTACAATCATATTCTGAACTTATAACCATCTGTGATTGATTAAAACCTTTATATGTGAAGCTTAAATCATTATTTTTCATTAGTAATTTAATAACTTCTTTAGTACATATGTCAATTTGTGTTTTAGCCTTAGAATAATCTGTATCTTTACTACTAACAGTTAAAACAACATTAACATCAAATATGTTTGTTTTATTAGCTTTTTTAGATTCTTTAGTGTTTGTTTCACCAATAAATAATCCATAATTTTCTTCTTGTAATTTCTGTTCATCAGGTCCACTAAGAGTAAAATTTTTTAAAACAATATTACCCTCTTCTTTAGCTTCCTTAAGCATACGGTATAATCTTAAATCAGTACTAAACAGTTGTTCTGTTGTAACATTTATCATAATGTACTCACCTCAACCCACATACTATTCAAATCACTTATTAATGCTTCTCTAGATGGTTCTGCGAAAGGATGTGGTTCTAAAACTCTTCCCGGATTATCTCCAAGTTCATCAGTAACTAAGTATGGAAAACCATTATTCTCAGCATTATTATCTACTACCCACTCTAAACTACCAACTGAGTCAGTGTAGAATGATTCACGACCATTTCCTGTTTCATATGGGTGTGTGTGTTCATTATAATACAATTCCTCATATTGTAATAATTGATTAGCTGAGGCTTCACCAATATTCTCTGCTGATTCATCCAAACGATTAGATATATCATCAACAATATCTTTTAAAGGACTAAAAATCCCATCAACTGGTAGGCTATCTAATCCTGTTTTATCCACACTAACACTAATGCGAGTAGTGATAAAACTATCAGTCATATTATTTACCCATTTATTGTTTTACGAGTTTTAACAGTACTTATTTTATGATTATCTAATTGTTTAATAGCTTGAGAAAATAAAACACCTGCCCTGCTCTGTGGAGTAACATCTTCTTCTTGTTTATTATTGACTTTAAGATTAAACTTTCCAAAAAGGTTACTTGCAGTTAAAACATAAACTGCATTAAGGAATAATTCTTTATTAACATCATCGAAAGTATTTAATAATCTTTTAGTGTAATTTTGAGCATAATTTAAAGAACTTTGATAAATGAGTTCAACTTCAAGCAAACTAATTTTTTTATTCTTATTATCAAATAATAAATCAATTTCTTCTTCGGTTAATTCATCAGTATTAAATTCAATATTCTCATCATCATTAGAAAGTGCCCATCCATCAAGATGAACTAATATTTTGTTAATTTTTTCAGGGTCAAGCTCATTAATCATAATAATACCTTCATATAAAAAAAGAAAAAAAATAGATTATGGAAAAAAATGTTTATAAATTTAGGACCCTGTTAATTTAATAATAACAGTACCAGTTGCATCATTAAATACAGTACTTACAGTTTTATCATCAAAGCCAGTTGCAGATACATTAACATCATAAGTACCATATGGTACATTACTTATATTACATCCACCTGCTACTCCAGTAGTACCTGTTTTATTAGCTCCAGGTAATTCTATTTCAACACTTGCTCCATTAATTGCACTATCATCAGATACATCTAAAATACTAAATGCAACACTATTAAGCACATTTCCAGAATCAGCTATTTTAGCACCAAGAACATCTTCAGCAAATATAATACCTACTGCAAAACTGAAATCAGTACTAGTTACATATGATTTGAGTAATTGTTCATAGGATGATTCTGCTTCTGCATCCATAATAGGACCATAAGCAATACTATCAGGGTTTGCGATTAAAACAGTTCTGCCTAAATCTCTTAAAGGTTCATCGAGAACATCTAACTGTACTACTTTTCTTCCTCTTATAACAAGGTTATCTTCACTATCAAAGAAGAATAATTTATCACCTTCAACAGTTTCACGGTTACTTGCTTCATCAATAAGATCAGCTTCCATTTCAGAATCAACATAAATGTTTGCTAATTTACGATTACCTCTTTGTTTAGTATATGCTTTAAGCATAGAAGCTATTTGAGGAATTAATTCAGCATTAGGATTAATATCATCATACCAACCTTGAGGTGCTTTAGGGTCTGTTGAAGTACCTGCAGCAACAGCTATTTTATCCAATTCAATAAAAATACCATCAGTAGCATATATTCCATCAGTTTCTCCACCAGTTGGTGCTTGTGAAACATCATCTATTCCATAGAAAGCTATTTGTTCAGCACTGAAAGCTGCGGAAGGTGCAAGGATACTTTGGAATTTATTCATGAATCCATCTTTTTCTATATTGTCTTTTAAGAACAATTTAGGTACAATGGTGTAAGTTGTAAATGCACCTGCTATGAGTGTTTGTTTTAAGAAAGTGGGTACTGTTTCTTGCACATCAGTAAGGTTTTGTATTTGAGCACCTTTGTTAGCTCCACTGATTTGTTTTAGGTTTTGTAATTTAGCTTTAACTCTTAAATGTTGAATGTCTTGTTCAGGACCATTCATTTCAATTGATCTACATTCACTTAAAAATTGTGCTTCACTTTCAAGTCTTGTCATAAATTCGGTTGCTTGTCCGTGTACTATTCCATCAGTTACTTCTTTGGTTGATGGATTAATGTCTATGTTTTCCCATTTAGCTATAAATGGTTTGTTCATTTTTATATCGTTTTTGGTTACCATATTATCATCTTAACTCTTATTATCATAACAATGAATTGTATTATTTTCTTATTTTACAACCAGTGATTGGGTCTCTGTTAGTTAATTCAAAATAGTTCGGGTTGGTTGCTTTTTCTTCAACACTACCTACTATTTTTGAAGATTTAACAATCTTTGGTTCTTCTTTTTCCTCTGATTCTTCCTTTTCTTCAGATTTACTGATTTCTGCTTCAGGTTCTTTTTCTTCACCTGCTTGTTTAATAGCTTCTTCAATTTTGTTTATCCTTTCATCTTGAGCATCGATTCTGGCTATTAAATCAGAAATACTTGGTTCTTTTGAAGGTTCTTCAGCTGGAGGTTCTTGTTTAACATCTTCAGCTTTACTTACATGTGCTTCAGATTCTTTTACTTCTTCTTTTTTATCTTCAGGTTCTTCTTCAGGGATTTCTGATTTAGCTACAAAAATCTCTTGTTTCTTAAAACCGAGTAACTCGGCTATTTTAGCTAATTTATTATTAGCATCCATTTCTTTAGTCATATAATCACTTTTACTAATATATACTTCATAATCCATCACATGCAAACCCACACCATTAGCAGGTTTTAAAACAAAACTAATGAATTTAGGTAATGCACAATCTGCATCAGGCAAATCATTATATCTTATTTGCCCTACTAATCCCATTGAACAGGATTTTTTATATCATTCCATAAGCTAAGTCCTTTATATTCTCCTGTTCCGCCTAGTTCAAGAGGTAATATTTTAGTTTGTATTTCAGGATTATCTATTCTAAGTATAACAATCCATGAGCCACTTGGAACTAATGTTCCGCTTATGATTTCATCATATTTACTAATATAGGATTCTTGAATAGTTATTCCATCTATTGGTATTCTTTCGTGTTCTTCATCGAATAATATTTCATCACTATTAGTAAATATCTTTTTAACATCTGTAACCCCCCCAGTTACAACGTCTCCTTGTCTGTCTGTGATTCCATTAATCATTAATGGATACTTCACGTATAATGCATCTTGTTTATCGTACATAAATATCAGCTTTTATTTTTATAGCTCTCACTAGCCCATTAATTGGGGGCAAGTTATAATTCATAAGAAAAAATTAAAAAATAAGAATATATTATTCAGTATTAAAAGCAACACTGCAATCACAATTACAAATATTACTACAATTATTACTATCGTTTTCCACATCACCAGGAAACAGTAAATCATCACTATCTCCATTTTGTTCATTAACAACAGGGAATGGTTCTTCTATATCAACGGTTACCCCCCCATCCATTTCTGAATGTCGTGTATTATCTAATTGTGACCATATCCATGTTTTACTGGGGTATACTGGAGGATAACCGTTTTCTTCAGCTTCTTTGTTTGCAGCTAATGCTTCTTCGTAGTCACTTGCATGTGTTTTATATCTATCTAGGTTTTTACTGAGGTTTTCAATTTCTTTATAAGTGTATTCTCTCCCTCTTGTACTTAATCCCTTTTCGGATGCTTTTTCAAGAATATTAAGTCTGTTCACTTTAGGGAATGATTTTGCCATTTGATTATATTGGCTAATGTTAATTTTATTTTCAGATAATGTTTTTTCAATATATTTAAGATTGTCAAAAACTCTTTTAGTTTCTACCTCACTAATAATCCTATTAACTCTACCTGCTTGTTTCATAGTTAATTTTTCAAATGCTTTTGAATTATTAGTCAATGGACTTTCTAATATTCTTCTAAACATTTTTTCTGTTGATAATTTATTAAGTGAATAAATAGTATCATAAACAACAGCATTTTCAAATGCTTTTCCTGAAGCATTAGGATTGTTTACTTTTTTATCAACAAGGTTGTTATTTAGTAATTGTAATTTAAGATGTAGTGGATCATTGGCTTTTTGGATGAATGTTAGTCTACGGTTTTTAAGATATGCTAATCTTTTAGTGTTTATTATCATTCTAATCCACTAATCATATTGTTTATATTATTAAATTCTTCTATTTGGGAATCATTAAGAGCTGTGTCTCCGAATGGTTGTCCGTTGTAGTATCTTGCATTCCATAGTCCTGTGTTTACTGTGAAATCATATTCTTCCAATTTTATAACTGGTAAATATTCGCTTAGTGCTGTTAAGTATTCTTGTAATGTTAAGCCTGCATTATTCCATGCTTCATGTATACGGTTGGTTTCTATTTCTATGGTGTCACTGAATATTGGGGGGGTTGTTATGTTAATTTTACCTTTAACTCCTTTAGTTAGGTAAATAAATTGTTCTATTTTTTTATTTAAAGGTTTTTGGAATGTTCCAAGGTCTTTAGTATAAATTTCCCATACTGATTGATCTCTTGTGCTATTCATGGATTGTTTTTCATCCATTATGCCCAATCTTATCTTAGGTACATTATATGAAGATAAAACTTTATACTCTGCTTTTTCTTCTATATTGTTTAATGATTCATTATCTTTAGATTCAATATCAACAAGTTGGAAACTACGAGGTTTCTCAGTACGAGAATAAATTACAGCTATTCCACCATCTTTATCTTCTAACTCCTCATCAATAATGTCTTCTTCATCAGGAGCTAATTCCATAATAGGATTACCTTCTTCATTAAGTAAAGCTTCACCTTTACTATTAACTTTAGGCACTAACTGGTTGCCTCCCATTTTTGGCTCAAGATTAACATGAAGTATTGCATCAGCTATATTACCATTTTCTATCTTTTTTTCATATTTATCATCAATGCCAATATCTGCAAATAATATTTTCTTTGCTTGTAACCATTCTGGTTTTTTAAGGAATTTATAAAAATTATCCCCTCCAAAGATAACACATTGTCCAAGGTCTTCTTTTCCATATGTGAAATCTTTGGGGGGGTATTCTTCACCTATTATTTTAAAGTAATTTGTGCTAGTGTCTGTTTTTTGTTCAATTAAGAAGTATGTGTTTTTTTGGAATGTTGTTTCTAATAGTTTAGTTGTTATTACTGGCATTTGTGAGAGTTTGAATTTAGTACTTATTTTTTCGTCATAGGCTACTTCAAAAACACCATAAGGGGCATAAAAATAATCTATACATGCGAAGTATAGTTCTTCTTGGAAGTCTATTAGGTTTTTTTGTATTTCTTCTGCTTTCTCTTTATCTTCTTCATTTTCAGGGATAAATGTAAGTTCTCCTAAAAATAAGTCTTGTGCTAGTATTCTGGATACTTTAGCTACTATGTGGCTATTATCAAATACGTATAAACAGTCTTCTAGTGTTACTGGTAGTGGTACTTCTGTTGTTCTTTTTCCTGTGTCTTCTTTTTTTGTTTTTGTTTGTATTTGACTGTAAACATCTTTAAGGGAATCGTCTATTGATTTGCTTATTCTTAGGAGTGTTTTATCAACGTTTTTGGATTTTATAAATAGCATTAAACTCTTCTCCTTATTTTTTTACCAGCTTTTAGATTATTGATTATAGGTCTGTTGTATTTTAAGTTATTACGGTGTAATATGTATCTTATTGTATCCATACTATGGTCGTTGATTTTTATTGGTTCTTCTATTTCATTACCTTCTTTGTCTTTACGATAACGATATTGTTTTATTTCTCTTGCAGTATTAGGACAATTTTTTTCATCAATATGTAAAGGTGTTGCTTTAACACTATCTATGCCTGCAAGCACTGATTTATCAGCTTTTTGTGCATTATAACCTGCTCTTCTAAATTCTTCTATACGGTCAGGTTCTGCACTATCACAAACAGTTTCTAATAGCATTGATGGGTGTAAATTCATTTCTTTTAATAATTCATTAGCTTTAGTTATTAATTCTTTATTAATCAAGCCTGATTCATAAACTTCTCCAATAACATAAGCTTGCCCATCTTTTATCCCTATAACTAAGAAACATGATGGATTTACATAACCAAAATCAGCACCAGCCAGGTAATAATCATATTTAATATCATCTGGAATATTATAATCATAATGAGTATAAATAGCCCCCCCACTTGCTTGTATCCATTCACCCAGCGTATAATTACGGTAAAGATCAGGGTTTATCTCTTTCAATAATTCATATTCAGCCACATACTCTTTTGGTAAGTACATTAAATTGTCTTTATAGCTAAAATGAATTACTTTAGTTTTTTCAATTTCGGAATTAGTGTAAAATACTTTATAAAGAAAATGAGCTGTTGTTTCAGGTTGAACAATAATCAATAGTTGCCCATAATATTTTTTACTGACTTTTCCCCCCCTGAGTCTTTTTTCTATTTCACGATAGCTGTATTCACTTATTTCTTCTGCTTGTTCAATAAGTATAAAATCAGCGTTAATGGATCTTATTTTACTAAATTTATCTAGACCTTTAAAGCTAATAGTTGATTCATTAAAAAAAGTTATTTTAAGTTCAGATTTATTTAGGTCGTATGGTAATTCATATTTATCTAATAATTCTATTATCTCTAAATATATTGTATCTCTTAGACTAGCTAATGTTTGTCTAAATACATAACATCTTGCTTGAGGATATTGTAATGCATAAAGTATTGCTTTATGTGCCCCATATAATGTTTTACTTGAACCTGCAGAACCAGTTACCATTAATTTACGAGATTTATCATGAATATGATGTAGTTGCTTAGGATTTAACTCCATCTCCACTTTCATCTTCATCGCTTTCTTTTGGGGGGGTGGTTAGAACAATTTCTAATGTATTATCATTATCATTTTTATTATCTGATTTAATAATCTCAGTTGGCTCACCAGTAACCAAACGATTATTCTGAATAGCAATATCAGTACCCTTCATAACCTTCTCAAAATTAAAACCACTAAACTTATCATCACTCAATATTGCTTTAGCCTTACCCAAACCTTCCTTAGTAATACTCTGATTCAAACTAAAAATCTCTTCCAAATCATCCAAGTAAGACTGCTGTATTTTATCAAGTAATAGTTCATTCTGATATTTCTGATAAGCTTCCTTCCTTTTAACCCACTCTTCAAGATAAGCCCATGTTTCAAAAGTCTTCCATGTAGGTAACTTATAGGAAAATTCATGATTTTTTTCTGTTTCTTGTTTGAGTTTTTTGTAGAATTTGGGTATGCTTATTTTTCCTTCGTGTTCTAGGTATTTCATGAAAAAGTAGTAGTGGTTGTTTAGTTCTTTTGGTTTTTGTTCCCATGGTTGTTGTTCTTGTTTTGTCATGAGAATTCATCCTTTTTTGTTCTTTTTGTTTCGAGGTTTTTCTTGTATTATTGAAAGTTTTTTATAATAGGATTGATAAAAATAATAATTAATTGTTTAGTGTTTTATGTGAAAAAAATAGTAAGGAGGTTATTATAATTGATTAAGACTATTTTAGCAATTATTGGTGCGATATTTATATTGTTATTTGTTGGAAGTTTTGTTATAGGATTTTTATTAAGTGTTTTTTAGTAAATTATTTTTATAATGTTTTTATAAGTAATCCTATTATTATAATTAGTAATGCAGATAGTACTGGTAGTCCTATTCCGAATATCCATTTGAGTATGTTTACGTTCTGTTAGTGTGCTGACTGCTTCTTTTAGTCCTTGTACTATTTCTTTTATGTTTTTGTCTTCGTTGTTTAGGCAATCTACGTCTTCTTTTATGTTTTTTATGTCTGTTTTATTTTGTATATTGTCGGTTTCTAGTCGGTTTATTCTTTTTTCTTTGTTGCAGGGTTGGTTGTGTGTATTCATAGTAGTAGTCTCTTGTTGGGTTGGCTGTTGCTAGGGGGGGGTTAGTTGTAAGATTAAGAAAAAATAGTAAATTTTATTATATTAAAGAATATTAAATTTAGTATTTTAAGATTTTTTAATATAATTTTTGTTTTTATATTGTTCCAAGTACTTCTTGTTCTACTTGGTTGAATATTCTCTGGTATTCTAATTGTTTCCTGTTAGAGTGTTCCAAACTAGTCATTTGATAAGAAGCATTACTGGTGGGAGTGTAGTCTTTTAATCCTTGTCTTAATACCATTCCACAGTTTTTACAAGTTATTTCATCTCTTTTGGGATAGTATTCTGGTTCTGATTTATCACAGTTATCACAGGTTATGTCTTCTTTATTGTTGAATTGTGTGCTGTAATTATTATTTTGTTTTATAGATGTGCCTAGTTTTTCATCTATTTCTGCGAGATTTGATTCTGTTGGTATTCTAATCATTTTATATTACAACTCTCTTTTTTATGTAACTCACCTTATATGTCCACAGCAAGGATTTATTATTTAAATAGTGGTGTGTGGAAATGGTAACCTATACGGTCAGATATTAGACTATATAGTTTCCATGTTATTTTATATTCCTTCCAAACACCGTAACGGTCTATTTTTATTGTTTTGTCGTATCTTCTTTTAGTTCTAAGACACATTATTACTATTATTTGCTCCTCACTGCAATTTGCACATAGTTTTTTGAAGTCTTTTATTTGTAATATTATGTCTTGCACTTCTCGTATTTCATTTTTGGTTAGTTTTAGTTGGTTTCCTAGTATGTATGTGTCTGTTAGTTTGTTTTTTAGGTTTATGTTTAGTGTTGTTTGTGTGTGTATTGTTAGTTTTTCTTCTAGTTTGTTTTGTTTCCATTTTGTGGGCATTGTTGATTGTATTATTTCATCAGTAGTAATCATATTAATTTAACCTCCTTTTAGTAGCATGTGTAGTCTTGTTCACGGTTTCGTAGTTCTGTTTCGATTTCCTCTAACGTGTCTTCCCAGTCATTAATGTAACTTTTTATGTTCTTTTTTTCTTTTATTAAATTAGGAGTACTTGATAATCGTATTTCTAAACTATCCATGTTTTATCACCTTATTAATTCATAATCCTTATATTTTGGGTTATTGTTTAATTCTTTTGTTAACTCATATGCTGTGCCTTGTATGTTAATTGTATCATATTTCATAATATTATGCTCCTTTTATTGTTTCTAATATACTAATAGCCTGTACTATTTTCTCATTATACTCTTCAACATCATATAAACATTTCAAAGCTTTATTTACTAATGAAATATCCTCTTGTTTCATTTTTATCAATCCTTTATTAAATCATCATAATTGTACCCATATTGTTCTGATAATTCAATTGCTTTTAACTCATTAGCTTTTCTTAATTCTCCTGCAATCTTATCCACTGTTATGTTGATTTTTTCCAAAGGGTCTTTATCAGCTTCAATTATAGCTAATCTAGAAGCTAGTCTTAAGTTTTCTAAATTTGATTGTCTTAATTTTTCTTTTAAATTAAATATCTCTTTATAAAATTTACCATAATCATGTATTATTTTATCTAACCCATCAGGCACATTCATAAATAATTTATCATTCCATATTTCTTCATCTGTTTCATTAAGAAATAATTTTTTATCATCCCATTTGTTTCTTTCTTCAATTTCATATCGAAAATTTAAATCTTTATTATAATCCATTATTTAACTCCTTTCCAATACTTTCATTGTTTCACTAGCTCCTTAAAATAATTCTTTCCAATCTTTTGATGAATTATTATCTTTATATAATATTGTATCATCAAAACTAATTGGTCCTACTTTATTATCAGCTATACTTCTTAATAAAGCATTTAAAGAATTATAATGTCCTTTATAAGTACTTATCTTATATATTCTACCCTCTAAATCACCACTATAACTAACATTCTCTATTGGTATATCAAAATCTTCAAAAAGTTTAATTAAACTTGCTATGAAATTAGCATGTTCAAATCCTTCAAAAGGCACACCTTCTAAAGTTATAATAGTATTCATTGTTTAAACTCCCTTAATGTCCTTTTGATACAATATGTTCTTCTAAATCACAATCACAATACTTTTTACAGCCTTCAATTAAATTTTTAGCTGTTTTCTCACCTAAACGATAATCTTTGCCTGTTCCAGTTATTCTTAAAGCTTTTTCACCATCTATAATATCAATAGTAATACTATCATTAATTTTTATTTCTTCATGTTCCATTGTATTCACCCTTTTTTTAGTATCAACTGCAATCTTCTTTCACTATTTTATTTATCTCCAAATCTAACTTTTTAATCACCGATTCACAACACCGACGATACTCTACGTTATTATTATTACTCATCATTTTAGTATAATATTCTCTTGTATTTTGCAATGTTTTAAGCATATCTTCCCTTTGATTCATAATTATCACACTCTAAACTCTTCTGCTTACATTTCTCTTTCTTTCCACAATTATTACAGGGAAACACCCATCTATTTAATATTTTAACCAATAATCCCATAAAAAACACACCACACCAGGGTTTTTTAATAAACATTCTTTAAGAAATCCTCCTTATCCCTTAAACTCATATGATAAAACACATTCGGATGTATAGTATACTCATCAACACCCACACGGATAAACAATTGATGATCCTTATACGTGTATCTCTCAAGGAGGGTTTTTAATTCTAATGGGTTTAAATGTATGTTAGGATTTAATGTGAGAATATTCACCATACGAGTTAACCTGTCAAGATTACTAATACCTTCGTAATACATGGTTGCGAGTATTGAGCTTTTAATTTGTTTTCGATTTGAAACTGACACTTTCATAATTTACATACCCCCCCTCCTAAATCTTTTTTATCATATTCATTTTATTTATCTAAATGCACTGTCAAACAACCTTCTTTTAATTGGGTTAAATATTCTTTTTTATCCTTTACTGTGTTCTTAAATTTAGTAATATTATTTTGCCAATGTTCCACTTCTTTTTCATGTTTTTTTAGGAAGTATTCGGCTGTTTGTATACCTCTTTCGTATTGTTCTATACTTGTCTTAGTTTTCCTTATTTCATCTTTTAAACAAGTCATTTTTAATCAAACTCCTTTTTTAATGGTCTGGTTGTACGTTCATGTAATCTTGTTCATCCACTAAACCGTAACAAATCATGCATAAACCGTTAATAGTGAAGTTGGTTGGTTCTCCACATTTTCGGCATTGTGTTTTGTATTCTTGTTCAACCTTAGGGCTCATATTATAATTCCCTGTTTATTAATATAGTTAACTTATTAATGGTTTTACGTTCTAAATTGGTTGTAGGTGGTTTAAACAAGCCATTATTCTGTGTTACTAATTCATTCTTAAAATTACTATCAATTTTAATATTGTAATTTAATTCTAAGCTTTCAAGGAACTTTATTAACTCCTCACTTATTATTATTTGTGTTTCTGTTTCTAATTCAATGAAAATCTTATCGTATGTTGTTGTAACCTCAAAATCACCGTCTAAGTATTCTATAAACTTATCATATATTATGGCTTCTTTTTCATTCATTACTTCACTATTTTCATCTACTAAATCACTGTGTTTAAATAAATCTTTTATAACTTGTTTCATACTTTTAAGCTCCTTGTTAAGAATTCTCCTAAATTATATGCTTGTTTATCCCTAAAATCTTTATAATCCTTCAACCCATTAAGAATAGTGGTTATTCTTTTAGATTCAGATTCCAACCTTAAATCATCAAAAACATTCACTTTTTCACTTCCTTAATTGTTTCTAAAACACTGCGAACAAATCTATTAACAAAAGTTAAAATATAAACTTCTGATTTTTGAATTTTTTCACAAAGATTTTTAATATGATTTAATTTATTTTCACATTCACTTAATTCAACATCTGTTTCAGCCAACCATAAAACAAGGTTTTCAGGTGCTTCTTTCCTACTAAATTCAACAATTCTTCTTTTTAAAAATCTTGATTTTGGTTTATTTATAATAGAACCTTTAGATTTAACCTTCATTTCTTAACCTCTTTAATACTTAAACTCTTAACATCTCCCATATACTCTGCCATTTGTTTATTGAACCATTTTATTATGTCTTGAATGTCTTCGTTTGGTTCTCCTTCTATGGTAAAATTAATTTCAAAATCTTTAACGTTTTTCAATGATCCCATGTTTAATCACTCTCCCCCCCTGTTTTTTATCCTATCGCTCCAAGTATACTCTCAGCTGTTTTATTCCCTACACCTTTCAAACTCAACAAACTATCCTTATCCAAACCTAAAAGGTCATTCAAATTCTTTAATTCTAACTCATCACTAACTAATTTAGCTGTGTCCTCCCCAATATTATCAATACCATTAATATAAGTCATAGCAGGATTATCTAACTTACGAATAGGCACTCTACAATGGTTTTTACCATCAGTACTCTTTTTAAAACATAATTCCATCATTTCTAAAGCTTCATCATAATCTTTTATAATAATAATCTTAGTTTCTTGCACCATACCACTAATAAAACCGTTCCAATTTTTCTTAGTGAAATAAATATTCTTTTTCCAATACCTCATACTATCTAAATAATCATCAATATCCCCCCCCTCAATAAACAAGTAATGGTCTTTATAAATTTTCTGCATAGTGTTTACTTGTTTAAATATATGCCCACTCATAATAGATGATACAAGGTCGCCAATGGTCTTATATTCTATACCTACAACATATTCATCGCCTATTTTTAAACGGTAATCTGGACTTCCAAACTGTTCTACAATGGTGTTTTCTTTCCCAAAATACTGGATAGTTGGCTTTATTCTTACCCCTTCCCTTGATTCAATAGATATTTTACTACCCTGTGGAAGCAAACTCATGATTTAACCTCTTGCCAATCATATTTATGTATTTTTTTAGTCTTAGCAGGTTCAATTATTTCTTCTATAATTTCTTTTCTCTCATATTTTACAACTTGATTTAATTCAATTTTAGCCCCCCCACAGAATGGACAATAAAATATGGGTATTTTTATTTTCTTTTTATCTAATGGAAAACCATCTAATCTTTTAAAATGTCTCATAGCATAAAGATGGGTGTCCCATTTAGCTCTCCCCCCATACAATAATATGTCGTATATCCTTCTGTCCCTGGAAAATAAGTTTTTGAACCTCCTATTTTTAATCTATCAATATCAAAAAATTTTTTCATTTTATTACAACACCAATTAGCAGAAATAAACCTATCTTCAGGGGCAGAATCTACATAAGTTTCATAACTAATAACACATTTTGGGTAGTATTTTGGTCTTTTATATTCTTGTTTTTTCCAAAACTTCCAATTCATACTTTCACCTCTTTCAACTCACAAAACTCTGGAAAACCAGTAGGAGCTTTATCTGTGTGATTAAATTCTTTATCCGATAAGCTACAATGTAAAAACTCCCCCCCATAATCACGGTAATAGTTACATAAACCGTTGCATTGTATAATGGTGTATTCTGGTACAATTCGTTTCATTATTTCGCCTCTTTTAATATTGTTTCATCCAAACCAGGACCTTTACCCATATTATGCTTTTCACATAATGTTTTAAGGTTCTCCATACTATTAGGACCTCCCACAAATCTTGGTAACCGATGGTCTACAGTTAAAGGATTATCTATGCTTCCTTTATGCCCACATTCCACACATTGGCGGTTATCTCGTTCAAATACTGCTTCTCTCAACCAATCTGGAACAGGAGTGTTATTTCTTTTAATATTTAATAATTTTTTAAGTGTTTCATTCTCTTTTTCCAACTGAGTATTAAGTTTTAACCGTTTTTTACGAAGTAATGTATTGTATTTCTGCTTAATACTATTCCTTTCTTTGTTTAACTGTCGGTTTTCCTTTTTTAGATTTCGTAGATTCTGATTATACTGATTTTTAAGATTATTCGTGTTTTTCCAATATTGCTTTTTCAAAACTTCCTTAATCTTATTTTTCTCATGTATAACATCATTAATAACACCGGTTTGAGTATTATATCGTGTTTTTATTTCTTTTAATTGACTTGCCTCTACAAGTGGATTATCCACTAAGTCCAAGTATGTTTCAATCCCACACATAATCCAACCCCCCCTCTTTTGTTTCCATATTGTTTTTCAACTCCCATAAAAAAATATATTATTATTTATTCCAATCTTTTTTTATCCCAATATCTTCATAAACTCTCATAGTTTTTTTAACACCATCAACGGAAACCCACCGTCCTATTTGTTCGAATCCCATTTGGTTCATTGTTTTTTTAATGTGAATTTTAGGTATTTTATTATCAGAGATTAATTCTTTTCTCTTTGAATATCTATACCATCTTTTAATTTCCATTTTAACTTCTTTAATTGTTAAAAAGGAATTTTCTTTGTCTTCAAAAATTTCATTAATACATTTTTCCAGTGTTTTAATATTTCCCATTATATCTCCTCTTACATTTTTGACATTACTGTTGTGAAATGACAAGAAACATACTTTTTCATATTACCTTTTTTATACACATTTTTTAAAAAAACCTATAAATTTTTGCTAATATAAGGAAAGTATGTATTTTGTCACAAATGTAATAATTCTTACATTACTGACATATTGTATAGTAAAAAGCAATGTTTTTTAAATACATAAAATTTAAAAAGATTACTTATAAAAATACAATATGAAAAGTGCCTTGTTCTGTCATTTCACAACAGTAATGTACAGAATGTAAGAATTATAAAAACTTATACTAAAATTTCACTACCATTTTCAAAATTTGCATAAATTACCAACCAGTCTTTATTCATTTTAATATCTTCATAAACACGATGAGTACCATTACCTCCATCTTCATCATAAAAAGATTTTCTAGTTTGATAATAACCTGCTCGATCCATCGCATTTTTAATAGCACGAGTAGATGGTCTTTTATGTTCATCAAACACAAAACCTTTACGAACAGCCCAACGGAACCAATTCTTAATCTCACGATTAACAACACGAACCTCCAAATCATTAAACTCACTATCAAGGAAAATAAACTCAATAGCACTCTTCAAAGGGTCTGATTTAAATTTATGCTCTTTAATCATAGCTTCCTTATGCTCAGCACTAACAAAAGGCTTACTCCTATTATCCATATACAAATTAATAGATTGATAAATAAGCCACTCCAAGCCCTCATCATATTTACCATTCAATATATCCATCTGTAAACTATCATCAACATTATCTGGTGAAAGAGTAATATCAGCTATTATTATAATCATACGCCGTTCAAATCCATCCCCCCCCACTACTGGGGTACTGCATTACTTCCACCCCCCCATAATTTGGGAGTGTTATAAGGAGTTAATGGTATTCTTTCATTTTCTCCTTTAACCTCAGCACTACCACCATTACCAGTAATAATAGTGTTAAGTTTCCCTATGCCTTTCCATACATCAGATTGAAGGTCATCATCAATATTAACATGTTTACCTACCATTGGAGATAAAGTAAAACGGTCATTCTTAATAATATCTGGTATGGGAACCTCACTATAAGTGAAGAACCTTTTAAGCATAGTTAATAATGTTGATTTACCCGCTCCTGGTTTACCAACAATAATAGCAATATGCCTTTTTCAATACCACCCATACATGAATGCCCAATACATTTAAGGAAAGTATCCTTATTATCCTTAAAACCTTTTTGTTTAGTTGATAAAATATTTTCAACAGCCTCTTGTATTTTACCACCATCAGCAGTACTATTCCACTTAAAAGGGAAAATAATCTTAGGTATGAAATCTTGACAAAAATCATTTTCATGGAAAGTTAAAGTATTATCATCATTATTAATAACAAGCATACCATTAGTAAACTGTAAAACATAAGGTTTCATCCGTATAGGTCTTGTAATATAATTAAGGACTCTTTCACATTGTTTACGGCTAAATTCATTATAACCGAAAAGTTCATTACAATGATTAATTATAAATAAAGCATCTATTTGTCGGATGGTTTCATCACCATTTTTGACATAATAGTTTAGTGTTGATGATTCAAAGAATAAAGTACTGTTTTTCTCTATGGATTCAATAATCATTTTGTCTGTGACATTGTAACCATATTCAAGGTAGTATGCTATTCTTTCATCAATATCTATAACATTAAAATCAATCTCTTTTTTATCTGGCTTTTTACGGTCTTCCACAATTTTTTTAACACGGTTAATATCTCTTGGAGATAATAATTCCCTTAATGCACCTATACCTGCAACATCTTTTTTAGGTTTATCGAATGTCCGTTCAAGCAATCCCAACCGATGGTCAATTTCCTCATCATCATGGAACACTTGATTAAATATATTAATACATTGTTCAAGATTATACCCTTTCTTGTACAAATACCCACTAACTGATTTGGCTAATTCATCTCTTGACCCCTCACGAACATAACCCTTAAAAATACTGATTAAATCTTCTGTGTCTTTTTGACTTTTAACCTCCCTGTTATGCTCAACCATCTTAACAGTCTTCTTAACTGGTGGAGTCCAAAGACCTTTATCTTCAATTTCAGATAATATTTCCTTTAAAACATCATCAGTAGAATCAACCACTAATATATCATCAGGACTACCATCAACTTGATTATATTCTTCTTTAATAAAACTAAAATTATTAACCTCTAAATTTTTATTTTCTTTATAAAATTTACCTAAATCAATAATTTCATCATCATATTTAACACCATAACGGTAATTGCAAACAACATACTTACCCTTACGTTTACCAGTATTAGCCTGATAATCCAAATTAAATGAAGGTTGTTTAAATTCAGGCTTATTTCGTGATAATAAATATATATGATAACCCCCCCAGATGGAGTGATCCGTGTGTGAGTTTTATTAATCCACCCCCCCTCACAAACAGTTAATAAATCACTCATACTAATATCCTCAGGATTTTTAGGACTATCCAAATCAATCACAGCAAGGTATAAATCATATTCTGGTAAATAATTACATAAAACAGCACTACCATAAACACTATCATTATAACCCTTATATTCTCGTGGTGCATGCTTCCAACTATAAGCAGGATTTTTACCTGTTTTAAAAGATGGAGCATAAAAGGTTCGGTTAGGATTTTGTTTTTTAAAATCCTCTTTAACCTTATTACGCTCATCAGGAGTCATATTATCCCATTTAATTTTTCTTGGAATACTATACCTAATCTCTTTAGGACTAGCCAAAGCAACAAGTGATGATTTTTCTATAACTTCTTTGTAATTTATACTATGCATGGTAGCAAATCCTTTAAATGCTCTTGTTTAATAATTGTTTCATTAACAGTTCCATCTTCTTTAAATGGATAATCTATGGGGAATTCTAAACATAATCCTTTTTCATCAGTTTTGATTTTACAATCAGCCCAATTCATTTGTTCCATTATGTTTAAAAAATCTTCACTATCCATTTCATTGGTATTAAATGAGAATTTTATACTTGTTTCAATAATAATAAATCCCTCCAATGTTTTTTTTTATTTAAAAAATGAAAAAAGGATTAATTAATAGATGTTACTTTAACAAGATTATACTCAATAATCTCCCCCCCACTACGGTTTTCAAATTCATCACTAACAATCACAATATTAATATTACTCATATTATTAATTTCATCTGAGAACTCTTTAATATTAAAATTAGTCAACTTATTACCCTTAATAGGAGTATCATTAACCTCTGCTACACTCCAAATGAAAGTACCTAGTTTAGATTTCTTCCAAATATCTTGAACATCCGCCTTGGTTTTTAATTTAATCCCTGCCTCAAAGACTTCTTCATCTTCATGGTTAATAACTCTTAATTTAATATTGTTTTGAGTTATTTCTTGCCCTGTGAATTTATCTTCAAATGTTTTTTCATATATTTCACTCATTCGTGCTCACCTTTAAAGGTATCACCATCTCCAAAATCATTAATATATAGAGTATCATATTCTGGGTATTCGTCTTCATATTCATTTATTTCTACTTCTTCTGTTTCTACTTTGTTGAAAAAATTATCTAAACTCATAATTAATCACCATTTATACTAATTTTAATATTCTGTCTTTCATTTCATCATTTAAATTACTATCAGACTTTTTCATTTCTTTATATTCTCGGAGGACTTCTATTTTACTTGGGTTTGGTTTATTTAGATTGGTTTTGATTTGTTCAAGATAATCCCCCCCTGCAACCATATCTGTAGACTCCTTACTAACTGATTTCTTTTCGGTTTTATTATCCTCTAATTCTTTTCTAAATTTAATTAATGTTTGTGTAAATGTATCTCCATCTCTTTTACAAGAATATATCCAATTAACAAGACTATTAATCCTAATTATTGACTTATTTGGGGGGGTTGTATCCTGGTAAGAATCCAAAGACATATCCCATTGACCTATAAATATAACACTTAAATCACTACTTAATAATTCTTTTAAAATAGAATTAAAACGGTCACTACGGTCTGCGAATCTTCTCATTCCATTTGCTGAGGATATTAATAAATCTAACATTGTACCTACACCATCAAATACAATAGTGTCATATTCTTCGGTGTTTTTAACTTCTTTTATGACTTCTTTAATCCCTTTATATGCTTTTAAATCAGAACTCAAATCAATATTTACTACTGGACTTTTAGTGAAATTAGTTGAATCAAAATCAATTACTATTTCTTTTAGATTGTTTTCTCTACAATATTCATTACAGTATGAGCTTTTCCCTGAGCCGGGGGGGTCTCCGTAGATGAGTACTCGTTTTGGTATGTTTCCTGCTCTTCTATCCTTTAATTTTAACATATTAATCATTCTCCTGTGTTTTCTTTTGTTTCATTTATTCCTAAAAATTGTTTCATATATCCTTTAAAATGGTCATTTTCCATTAATTGGAATTTTAATTTATCATTTTCTTTTTCAAGAATTCCTATTTGTTCTCTTAAATCTCTAATAGTATCTTCATATGAGTCTATTCTCTCTTTTTGGTGTTCCGTATCCCATTTAAGATTTCTAATATTATTTTCTAAACTTGGCATTTTAATCACATTCGCATTGTTTTATATTTAATAATGTTTTTAATTCAACTGCTGAGTACTGTTTTAATAAGGTTAAGAACCCCCCCTCAGGGTTATTTTCACAGTCTTGGAAGTCTTCATAAAACTTATCTTTTAATTCATTCATGTTTTTTAATCTCCTACACAATTATTAATCAACCAACCTAATGTGAAGACTGCGAATAGTAAGCTGATATATGTTCCTTCTTCAGAATGCAAGAGTTCTACTCCTAAACCAGTTAGGATACTTATTAATATTAATATCCATCCTATTTTTTCAGTTCTTTTCAATTCTCTAAAATTCATTCTTCCACCTGTTTATTTTTGTAATACCACTTTTTCAGAGAATAATTTTAGTTTTTCATCAGTACTTATCAAATCATTTTCAAGACCTTTAAGAAACTCTTGTTTCATAAAAGTAGATTCATTATTTAATGCATTTCTTAATATAGTTCCGCCTAATGCAATTTGTTCATCTTTATTTATATTTTGCATTTCTTTTTCTATTAAACTTAATAATTGTTTCCCATTCATGTTTTCACCGTTTCTATTTTAATTAAATATTCTTTAATGTTTAACAATGCCCAATACGATTAATTTATAATTATATCCATTTTTATCTGTGTATCCATCATAATCCTTTGAATATTCAACAGTGTATGTTTTTTCCATAGTTTTAACTTCAAATATATGTAGTTTTTCATAATCAATCTTATCATTTAATATATTCATGAATTGATTGAATGGGGGAGACTTTTATTTCGGATTCTTTTAATTTAAATTGTTTCATGTGTTTTCACCTTGTTTTTATGCTTTATTTAATACTGCTCTAACATTATAGCTTTTGTCTTTTCCTGTAACTGCACAAAAATCAGCATCGCAATGATTACAGGTTAATTCGTTTTCATATACTCGTTTTGGGTTTTCTATTAGTGTGTTATTGTGTCCGCATAGTGGGCAGTGGTTTTCCCATGTGGTTGTGTATTGTTTATATTGTAATTGGTTTATTGCACTTGGATAACCAGTAACGGTTATCTCATTTGCTTGTATTTCAGCATAACTTACGGTTATGATTCCTACAAACATTACTAACAATCCAAGGAGGATTATTAGCTTTAATGGCTGAGGAGTCATATTAATCAACCCTTTTTCCTTGCTTTTCCAACCCATAAATAAATATTAGCTATATCACCTAACAAGATTTTAACATATTTTTGAGTAAATCCATCTGTTTCATCAACATATTTTAAAATCATTCTTAATTGGTCTAATGGTACATCATTTTCTATCATACAATCATTTCGTTTACCATGACACCCATTAACGATATTTTCTTCTAAATCGTATTTTTTATTCATTGTTTCACCTTTTGTTTAAAATGGTTCTATATCCCATTCATCTTCAATATGTTCCAAATCAGTAGTATTAATTCTTATAAAAATATTTCCAACTCTTATTAAACTACTAGTAGCTTCACAGGAAGGAAATCTACTCATTCCAGCTATTTCTTTATTAGCCATATCAATAAGTTCTTTTTCTTGTTCTTTTGTTAATTTAATCATTGTTTAGCCTCTTCAATCTCACAAATTAGATTTGAACATGTTTCCAAGTTTTATTATACCAAATATGTTCAAAACCTTTAAAACTCATCCCTAAAGGTTTGGCTATTCGTTTAAAAACTTTCTTTCTATGTACTCCTTGTTTTTTTAGATTTTTTATTTCTAGAACTTGTTTTTCCGAAATTATAACATTTGGGTTTTTTTCACCCTTATGAGATTCACTCATCTTTATTTTTGTTTGTTTATCATGAGTAGTGCCATATTTATGATATTGTCTATGAATTTTATCTTGGATACAAATTAAGTTTTCTATATCATTATTAAGCTTATTCTCATCTAGATGATGAATTATATATCCTTTAGGGATTTTTATTTGACTTCTATCCTCCCAAACAAGTCTATGTAAAAATTTACCTTTATTGCCTTCTTTTTCAGAAAAAATATAATAATATCCTTGACTAACCATTGCATCCCCCCCATATTTTGTTTTAATACTCATTACTTATCACACTCAACCCCCCCAATATCTTTCAAAGCCCAATCAGCGTATCCATCTAAATGAATAATAACTGATTCAATATCGCAAAAATCTTTAGCATGACTTTCTATTTCTTTTAAAACATCTATTGCTATTTGTTTCCGTTGTTCGCCTGTTAGTTTCATTTAATCACCCTTCTTTTTTTTATCGTAACAAATCCAACACAACCCATCAAGAGTATAAACTGTTTCTTCTTGACATTCCTTACACTTCTTCTTTCCTATGACTACAAAAGGCTTATAAGGGTCTTTAAATTTTTTTGTGAACATTAGTCATCATCCTCTTTTTCATGAGAGTATAATGGGCAAATATTAGCTAGAACCATATTATAATTACTTATTTCATCACCATTTTCAAATGGAAACTCTTCACTCATTCCCAAACCTCTAAATTCATTAATAAGTTCAATTATCCTATGTAAATTATCACTAACATCTTCATCTAGTTCATAACCCATTGGTGAACAATCATTACCTCCACAATCTTCTGGTTCATCTCTTGTTGAACCATAACTATACAATTTGTGATAATGTTTGCACTTTTCACAATTTTTGTTTTTATCTGGTTTCCAATCCACATATTTATCATTCAACCTTACCTTACTTCCTTCTTTAATCATTTAACTACTCCCTCTCTTTTTTATAACGATTTCCACATTCCATACAAACATAACCAGTTACTTTATCCTCACTTGGAGATTTAAACTCCCCAGTAACCATTTTATCTTTCATCATCAGTAAAATATCATCTAAATCCATTTTACATAATTGGTTCATTTTGTTTCCACATTCAGGACAATCCATTGCCTACTCCTCCTTTTCTTCGCTTTTGGTAAGATAAAAAGTAACAGTATTCTCACTATAATAATTCAAATTAGCACTACTATGTTGCATAAAACCATTACTAACACTATTAACAGTATCCTTAACAACACTACCAAGTTCGAGAGTGTAATCTGGGCTGATATTTTTAAAAAAACTTATCACTGTATCTTTTAAAGCGATTGGTTCTCTGTGTGATAAAACAACACTCAATCCTCCAGTTACAGGGATTATCTTGACTAGTGCTGGTGGAAACTCAGTTATATTACATACTTCTTCTTTAAACGCGTCTAATTCAGTGTTTATCTGTTTTTCCAATTCGTTTTTATTATCTAGGTTATCAATTATATTATCTAACATATTACCTTCCATTCTTTTTTTATATGCCTTCTTCTACTATTTCACGTGCAGTAGCTATCCCTTTGCCAATATAATAACTAATATTTTCCTCACTATTGATTATCTCTTCCCAATTCATAATTAACAGTCCTCCTTACGATAATCCTTCAACTCACAATCAAAATCCATATCAACAAGATAATCCTTCAACATAATTCACTCCTCCTTGTATAGGTTACCCCTAGGCTTGTTAAAATCCTCTGCTCTCCTCACTGGTCTGATTATTTCTTTTTCCATATAGGATAATAAAACATTAAAAATAGACACTTTAATCACCATTTACTGGTACAATATTATACCCTTCATTCCGATAATGCTCCAAATACCAGCCATTACGGAAAGTATTATCCACGACAGCTACTAAGTTATCGTCTTGGTCTTTAACATGAAAAATCATGTTTTTAATCCTCCTAAAAAACGAAATACTTTATCAGGAGTATCATGAACAGCTATCATATCCTCAAACTTATAAAAAGTAACATTCACACCATTATTTCTTAATTGATTGTATAATGATTGTGCAAAAGGAGATTCAATAGTAACAGCATTTAAACTACCGTTTATTTTAACATTAGTAGGCATGAAACCATGATTACATAGTTCTTCTCTTAGTTTTGAGATTAGTTTCATAATGAGCACACTCCTAACCCTAATAGGAAGTGTTGTATGTTAAAATAAGTACCTTGTTCACAGTTTTGGATTTTATCATAAAATTCATCTGTGTCAGGATCGTTACCTTCTAAAAAAATAGTATTCATAAGCCAACACACCCAACTACTTGTTTTAATTGGCTTATTTTAGTTCTGCACTGTTGTTTAGTGTTTAGGATTAGTTCTATCTCTTTTGATAGTGTTTCTAAACTTTTTACTCTTGGTGCAAGATTGTATAACTCTTTTTTAAGAGTTGTGTTTTCTTGGTGGAAGAGTTCAACAGTTTTCTTTTGGTAGATTAATTCACTTTGTTGTTGGTGAATTAGTTCTTTTAGTTCCTCAACGGAGAAACAGTTTAAATCTAAATTTTCCATTTAAATCACATTCCTTATTAACATTTTTGAAAAATTGATGACTCGCCAAAGTCTTCCAATTTTCTTATATAATATCTTATACAACATCTTATATAAAGTTTACCATATTATCTTACCGAAATATTTATATAATAAACAGTACAATATATTATATAGTAATAACAAAGGAGGTTTATGAAATTGATAGCAGAAACAAAAGTACAAACAAATGCATATGCTACTTTAACAAGTGTTCCAGCATTAATCAAAAGTGCTATGAACATTGAAAAAGGAGATAAGTTAGTATGGACTCTTGACCCAAAAGAGGATAATTTAACTATTAAAGTAGTTAAAGCTGATGAATCATAATTATTTCTTAAAAATACTATCATTTTCCAAACCCCTATTTTTTAATAAAGTAAGTAAAATTTATATTAAATAATAATCATAATCTATATTAGGTTATGATTTTTTAAGAACTGCTTTTTTTGAATAATTTAAAATTAAACATAATAGCATTCCTTATTAACATTTTCATCATAACCTTAGAGTAGAGTAGCTGGAGCTACGCCAATAGTTACGATAGCTACTCTAATTCTTAAATTACTCTTTTTACTAATTTTTAACATTTTACTAATTTTCTCCATATTTTTACCGCAGAGTTATATAAAAAACCTTAAATAATATTTTCAACCAGACTAATAATATAGGAGGTGAAAATTATGGCATATACTTGCGGAGAAAGACCTGGAAAAGGTCAATACTATTGCGGCGAAACAGGATGCACAGGAGAAGTGACATTAGATGACAACACTGATAAACTTCCACCTTGCAGTATCTGTGATGCATGTAATTGGGAAAAATCAGTATAATTTTTCCCTTTTTTCTTTTTTTATTTCACAACTTCAAAATGTTCAATATTATATGGTTTACCCATAAACATTTTAAAACTACAAACAAAGCTCTTACCATCTACTGAATATTTACTAAAATACTGTAAAGGTAATAACTGCTTTAAAAACCAACTTAAACTCGGGATACGTGTTCACCTCCTCTTACTTTGCTATATAATACTGGTAAGTTGGATTCAAGAACACAAACCCTATGTTCTAACCTTTCTAAAAATAGGGCTAGGTTAGGGTCAGGATTAAAAATAGTTTTAGGAGTCTGCATGAGCTTCAACTCCTTCAGCACTACCCTCAAAAATAGTCCGCGGGTCGGTAGTTTTACCCATTAATAGGTTAATATCTTCTTTAATCTCATTGAAACCTTTTTTATATAATTTAAGGGTTTCACGATTGTATTCGAGAGCTGAAAGAAGCTCACGAATAGACTCTTCGGTGTAAATTACACCATCAACAATTAATTCATTCAT